GACTTCGAGGAGCGACTAAGGGACCTCAAGCGCAATGATCCTAAGCCCGTATACGTAATAGTAACTTCAGAGGACGACAGGTTCAGACTGCGCGGTTCATTCGACATCGCTGACACAGTTTGGATATTCGGCGACATAGACAAATACTGAGAGGTAAACACCGATGCTTCACATCACCAGTTGCGAATATGCAGACCAACCAACCTACGCCGCGGCTACTCATGATCCCGAGCGATACGTGGGTATGCCATTAGGCACGCGATGCTTACGCATTGTGCGCGCCACACGTGATCGATGGCTTGTGTGGTTGGCAACTACGGACTTCAAGATCGGCACCTACCTCGTCCTACGGGATGATGGTATGGTGCTGCGTGTCACCGCTCGTGCCGATGAAGGTGACGAAGTAATCATGGTCAAGCCAGCAGAGAGGAGCAAGTAATCGTGCCATTCGATGCAACAACCTACGTAACAGACAACGTGCTTCGTATACTTGAGCGCGCACATCAGTTGCTCAGCAAACGAGGTGCCTGGGTCAAGCATGTATACCAGAGTGGCGATGGCAAGAAGTTCTGTATACTTGGAGCCCTCGATCGGGCATCAGTAGACATTGGTTGGGATGTCAGCAGTAGCATGACAGCAAGAGGCTACGTGAAGTGCGTGCTACCACCGAGATACGTCAGTGTGCCCGTGTTCAACGACGCTCCACAGACAACTCGTAAGGTTATGCTGTCTGTGCTCACTCGTGCAATCGAGGCTCGGAGGCATTATGTGGATACCAACTAATGTCCTCGATGCCGTGAATGATGTAGCGCGCATTGGCTATGTAGACGGCTCACTCTGCCGACGTTGGAACCAACAGCGTCGGGAGGGTGAGCTTAGATTAATGACAGGATGGTATTGGGAGAGCAGAACTGCGCGCAAGTTCAGACAAGGGTTCAAGACACGTAGCGTCGCGTATCGTGACTGCTGGTATGAACTCGTGCAGCAAACATCAGCACCATCATTCACACGTGGTCCAAGACTGCGTGTAGTAGAGGAGCCGAGAAAGAAAGGTAGTGCGTAATGGCCCAACAACCCTCACCAAGACAATTAGAACGATGTGGTCACATCGCGAAGGCAATCAACAACTATCTGGAGAAGTCCGGTATTGGTCCGGCTGAGTTTCAGAAGCAGTTAGATTTGCCGAAGAATACTACCGCTGTGTATGCATGGAAACTTGCGAAGTCCGCCCCACCGGTTGAGTTGCGACCGAAGATCAGCAAACTCACGGGCATACCAATCGAGCAGCTTACACCCACGTGGGAGGGCACAACCGGTGGAGCGCAGCCAAGATCGGGCAAGAAGAAGCAAACACCAACCGAGGTAATCGAGCACATCGAGGCCATGCCTGAGCCGCGTAAGCTCATAGGTCGGATGTCATCCGCGGAGACACCGCTATCGTTCCAGGTGCTCAGCAATGGCGAGTGCCGGATCAGGCTCGACATCACCCTACCAGTCGAACAGGGCGCACCACTACTGCGCATGTTGCTTGATGCAGGCATAGTCTACGGAACCAAGCAGGAGAACAACGGATGATTATTGCAATCGGCTCGAGCATCGAGGATGAGACCGACACAATACTGATCGTGTCATTGTCGAAGGTTGATCTAGATGTGTTGGCATCACCAAACAGTAATCGCATCGCGTTCGTCGATAAACACGAGCACGAGGGTATGGCTCATAATCTACTCGTGATGTATCACGACACTGAGGAGGAAGCCGAAGCAGCATTAGCAGCGAGGATGCAGAGGAGGCACTAATGGCACGAGCATTCCTGATCGATCCGGAGAAGCGTGAAGTAACGGAGGTTGACTTCAACCCACCAGCGCAGAGAGTGGGTGATCTACTCGGTTGTGATGCTATCGGTGTCGCATACAGTTGGGGATTACGTGAACCAACGTTGTATGTTGACGATGAAGGACTGCTTCATAGTCCAAAGCACTTCTTCACATTCGTGCCTCGAATGCGATACACAGCCGATCCGTTAGCAGGCAAGGGCTTGATCGTTGGTGCTGAGTGGGAAACAGAAGACCCACCAGCATGGGGTGTGCACGATGTGCCATTCACCAAGCAACAGGTGGAGCATTGGGTGGCGTATTGGACGCTCAGTGTGGTTGTTCGCTATACGCGGTCGCAGGGAGATACCGAATGAAGACCATGACGATAACAATCAACATCATGCCTGCACCAGATGACGCGGATGAGCTTGCCTTGTTGGTTGGTAAGATAGCCAGCGATATCACTGGGTGGTCTATGCAAGCCGAATACCCAACAATCATGGCTCTACGTGATGTAGAGGGTAGACTGCGCGGTGCGGTCATATTCTCAATGGATGAAGTAGATGCCGGCACGTAACACCAAGCACGATGTGTTCACACTAATCGACATGAGGGGTTCGGATGACTGCTGGCGATGGCTCGGAGGTTGGGGAGGCAGAGAAAGACACCGCCTCCCATACTATCAAGCAGAAGGAAAACGCTACGTTAGCTACCGACTTGTTTACGAACTCGTCCACGGATCATGTCCAGACGATCAGATGGTGCTCCATAGTTGTGATCGTGGAGGCCATCCTACTGGTTGTTGTAATCCTAAGCACCTCAGGTTGGGGACTGTTCAAGACAACACTAGTGATATGGTGGATCGCGAGCGTCATGGCCTGCCTACTACTGTCATAAAGGCAATAAGGAGGCTACTCGATGAAGGCAGAACACAAGCGGACGTGGCAGAGCTGTATGGTGTATCACGCGAGACGATCAGCGCACTTCATACCGGTAGATCGTATAAAGGACGTGTTCTATGAGATTGTGTGCGTCATCATTATCATCGTCACCGTGCCCGTGATCGTTGTGGGAATAGTTATCGTCAGGTTCACATATGTGGTCGAGAACGCGGCCCATCGATTTGGTCGTGATGCGTTATGGGCAATACTCGCAATGCTCGCCGCGGTGTTGGTGATGTGGGTAACATACATCGCCATGACTGTGACGTGGGCTGAGTGGTGAGCGGTAGGCGGTAGGCGCGGTAAGAGCGCAACAGCCGAAACCTAAGTAGTGGACAGCGAACAAGGGTCGGTGCACAATCGAGTGCTGACCTTTGCTCGTGAGGAACGTTGCCATGCCATACAAGTCACAGGCTCAATCGCGGTATATCCACGGAGTTGCGTCAGGATCGATCCCACAGAAGAAGGGTGGGATGTCGAAGCAGGCAGCGCAGAAGTTCGTCAGTGACAGTCATGGACAGAGCGTATCTAAATTGCCACAACGCATCGCAGGCGCGGTGAGGAGCGGATCACCGGCCAAGTCGATCAAATATTAAGTTGTTGAGAACCAGTTGCGAAAAGCTATTGACAAGCATTATCACACTACCCCACAATGCCTACACGACGGCGACGGCCAACGGCCGGAGCTGTTGTGCCCGCGAGCTACCACAGCGAGCGCCGGTTCCACAGGCCGACTCACCGCACCATGACACGGGGCTGCTCACAGGTGACGCGGTGCATACTCACATATCGTGAGTATTCGTATGTGAGTATATAATGAAGACGAACGTATTCGATATCGTGTTGTATATAGACGGGAGACATCTGGTTGTGAAGAACCACGTTGAGACCATACTGTCTAATACCGCGGACTTCTTCGAGGATGCAATCGCTGGCAACCCTGTTGCTAAGAGCGACTTCACTGAGCTACTCAACAACAACCAAAATCCGAACGTCGTTCGCATACTCCAGGACATGCCTGGGTATGAAGTCGTAATCGCTGTGCGTAGTTCACAAGCATAAGGGAAAATATGCAATGGCATCAATACCTGTCACTATCGTTGGCTCAATGACGTATAGCGACCTGACAATCGGTGGTGGGCCGATTGTTGGTGGTGGTTCACCTCCTGTGATATGGCCCTCACCGGGTTACCCTGCACACCCAATTGCACCAGGAGGCCCGCCTGTAGGTATCTGGCCGTCACCTGGATACCCTGCACATCCTATCGCTCCGGGTGGTCCACCACCTGGCATATGGCCGTCACCGGGTGTGCCAACACATCCTATCGCCGGTCCACCTCCTGGTATCTGGCCAAGCCCTGGCGTGCCGACGCATCCGATTGCACCGGGTGGTCCGCCGCCGACAATTTGGCCTAATCCTGGCTATCCGTCGCATCCGATCGTATTGCCACCTGGACAACCGCCCGAGAGTGGATTGCCTGACGAGAGCTGGTCATGGGCATGGTCACCCGTATACGGTTGGGTAGTGCAGCCGCCCGGTGATGGTGGCAAACCGCAACCGCCCGCTGAGGGTGCAGCAGCTAAGCCAGCACCCGCTAAGGTATGATAACTCTATTACTCATTGTGTTGCTTGTCTTGCTGCTCGCTGGTGGAGGCTACGGCTGGCATCGTGGAGCCGTAGCCTACAACCCAGCAGGTTTACTTCTTCTTATTCTTCTTATCCTCGTCATCATTGCGATCTTTGGTGGTCCGCGCGCTGGCTGGTGGTGATGCACTCATTGTAGCTGCGCCACCACCACGCTGCTGAACGTGATCACGAACAGTGGTGCCATATGGCGACGTGAGATTGTGCGGTGGTGGATCGAGCAACACATCGCCAGTATCACTGCCAATATACCAGTGCCATGCAGCAGTGCTATATCCACTCTCATGCACCGCCTGCACTGCTTGCATACCGCCTGGATCGACACCCTGACCAGTGGTGCTGTCACCATACTCACCAAGCACAATCGGTGGCACACCATCAGCAGTGTGCGCTGCCTGTAGCGACGCAGCCATGTTAGCAATCGCCTGCTTGTTGGTGTTGAGGTCGTTGCTATATCCTGGTGCACCGTCCCATGCATACTTGCTAGCCCAATTGTAGTAGTGCAATTCGACTGCGCATTGTGAGAAGTCACGCCAGATACTTGCGTCGAAACCAGTCCATGACTCGATGGTGTAGCTACCAACCGGATTAAGCTGCACGATCTTATCCCTGCTACCACGCCTGATCGCCTGATAGATGCGCGTGATCATATCCTCGACATAGTGTGCGCCATGGTCATGCGTTGGTTCGTTCTCAGTGCTACACCACAGATAGTCGTCATCTGCATAGTGTGCAGACATGCGCTCCATGAAGTCGCACACCACGTCCAAGTCATGGCCTGAGTAGACACCCTTGGTTGGTGCCGATCCGGTATAGTAGCCAACGTAGTCATGCGGATCGATGACGACAACGATACCCTGCTTGGTGAGTGCCTTGACTTGCGCCTCGATATAGTTGGCCTGCAAGTTTGCCATGTCCTTAACATACACGTTCACACGCACATACTTGAGACCAGGGAACGTTTGCGTTGCCGGTGCACCAGTATTCAAGTCCGTGACTACTTGGTCGTGGAACTGGAAGATATCGCAGTTAAAACCCGATCCCGTAAACGGACGATCATTTGGGTCAAGTATCTGACCATTCGATACACGAAATTTGCCGCTGGGTGGCGGCGCTTCTCCTGTCGGATCGTTAGTTGAGTCCCATGTATCGTTGGGCATATACCACCAATCGTCATCTTGGTTCTCTTGGTAGCACACACCGCTCTTAGCATAGAGACGGGCAACGCGTTGCGTGTATTGCGACTGCTCACCATCAATGGTGATGTGGTAGTTAGTCGCGAGACCAGCTAGCCTGAACTGACGACCTTTGCTGTCAACGATGACACCGCTGGTGTCTGTAACAGTAGTGCCATCGGGTGATGGATCAGGTGATGGGCCAGGATTATGGCCGGACTGCTCAAGCGCAGTGATCCGAACCTCATGGTCCTCAACCTGAGCCTTGAGTGCGTTGAACTCTTCCATTGTCGGAACGTCGGCTGACCGCGGTTCACGTGCCATGACTGTCTCCTTTCAACCAATGCCCGAATAGCACACACGACCAGTGCGGTCCACTGAATAATAGTGGCACTTGACATAAGGAATTACTTGTGCTATACTAGTCTTGATAATGAGGAAAGGACATGACGTTCACTCCAAGTTATCAATCCACCAACTCAGGAGTAGACGATGCCGCTAACAAGTGAACAAGCAAACGCATATGTTCGTCGGGTAAAGTCACAGTTCGATGGTATCGGTGTCAAGAATGGCACCAGTATGCCACCAAGCAAGGATAGTAACACCGATCCAATTGTGTGGGAGTTGTATGTTGTGCAACTGCTTGAGGGATTGCTCAAAGCGCGTAAAGAGAAAGCAATGGAAGCGTTAGTCAGTAACGATATCATTCAGGACCATAAGGCAGAGCCGTATCCACCGGGCACCGAGTTGGCGGCATATGTTGGTTACAACTGTCAAGTGTTCGTCAAGGTCAACAAGGAAAGTAGCCGGTTTGATCGGGCCGCGTTGAAGGGCGTGTTGATCCGTCACAAGATCAGCCCGAAAGTAGCAACCACAATCGAGAAGGAGTGCATGAAACCAGCAATACCGGCAACGTCGATCAGAGCAATTCCTTTGATCAACGACGAGTAATGTGTGCGCGTGTGGCCCCGAGCGCAGATTACATCGGGGCATTAATAATAAACGGGGAGTTCGGTTATGGAGAACAACACTCGTAAGAGTGAAGAGTATCGGTTCGACAATCATACCTATACAATAGAACACAATCCAGATGCTCCTGACGGTAGGCGGTGGACGTGGGTAGTCGCTCACATCATCGCTCTATCATTCGTAGGTGAAGCTGCTACTATGGCCGCAGCGCACCACGACGCGCGACACACGATTAAGGAGCTAGGGAACGATGCAAATAGATACACCGATCAGTCGCGCAACAATCAATCAACTGAGCGTAGATGAACTAGACAAGCAGCTAGACGCCATACGTGCGCGTCGGCTTGTGCGTGTGCAGAAGCTAGAGGAGTTGGCCAAAGTAAAAGCGGATGAAGCACGACTGACCAACTACATCAAGTTCGAAGGCCAACTTCAACGTGTGAAGCGTATGCTGGAGAAGCACATGGAGACCGAGCAGAAGCTAGACGAAGCGATCCACAAGCTGCGTGTAATTGTGTTGAACATGGAGCTAATGTAATGAGTGATGAACCGACGGTCCACGACTTCAGCCTGCCGGTCACTGAACAGTTCCCCAACACGCAGCCATGGCCGGTCAAGCCGCCCGAGCGTCATTGGCTCCATCGGTGGCATTGGCTGCTAGACGACGACGGCGCGTTCTATCTCGGGCAATGGAACTGGAAATTCGGCTGGCACTTCGGATGGAGTGGAAAGCCTGATCCTGAGGACATGGATGGTTGGCGCTACATGGAAGCCGCCTCACCGTCATTACGCATTGCAAGTGGAGCCAAATGTGAGTGACAAAACTACGGACTGCAACTGCGGTAGCTCGGGCGCTGTCCACGCCTACAACTGCCCAGCGGATCAACCCGCTCGCCACCAATCGACAGTCAGATGGGACGACTGCGCCGAGTTCTGCATCGACGTTGACTGGTGCGTGGAGCACCGTCGCTGCAAGCGGGCGGAAGATCAGCACGCGCGTTCCAATACGACCGAACTGCAACAGGCAACAATTGCGCTCAATGAGGCGCTTGACGCCTATTGGAATGATGCAGTTCGCGGCCTTAGCCTAACCGGCATGGGGGAGCACCACATGATCCGAATTACCGATGCCCAGCGCCGATGCCGCCTAGCGCTGGAAGCCGAAGGCGTGGAGACCAGAGATGAGCGATAAAACCACCGTTTAGTCCATCGTTATGGAGAACCACAATGCCTGAACTAAAGGGTCCGGTTCGTGCGCGTGATCTGCGTGTAGCAATAAAGGAATACGGTGCCGAGGGCGGCATCATCTACATATTGGAGCGCTTCCTTGACGAATACTCTACCCATAGACAGCAACTCCGTGAGTTGGCCGAGATACAAGCCAACCTCGTAGACCAGTTCTCCACTGTCATCCGTGCCGCGACTGAGCTACAGTCGCAGGTCGCCAACTTTCGGCGGCTGATCCAGCAAGGGGATGACACCGATGAAGGAGCACACGGCTAGCTTCCGACTCGCCACGCCTGCCGACAACCATCTACAGGTGTTCGACAACACCAAGCTGGTAGCCATGAACACGTGCCCCACGTATGGCTTGCTACGCTACGACTTACACAAAGCAGTAGAACGTAGGTCACGTGCTCTAGCACTAGAGTGCGGCAAGGCCATGCACGATGTGTTCGCATGGGTGCGCTTGGTGACACTGCTGCATGGTCCTGATGCTCCTAATGATCCACACCTAATGGAGAAGTATCGATACCATGGTATCCGTCTGTTTGGGGAGGACAGGTTCAGGGAGATCACTACTCATGCATCCGACACTGATCATGTTGATGTTGCAAAGCGCGGAGCTATCGCTGTGTTGGACACGAGCGGTTACTACGACGACCCTCGCGACCGCCGACGCACACTTGCAAATATGGAGGAATGCGCTCTCTACTATATTGATCGCTGGCGATGGGATCGACCTGTATGGCAGCGTGATCCTACCGATGCACACACCGATGTCGGGATCGAGATACCGTTTGATCTAGTGATCGACATCGAGGGTCTCAATCTGATGTCAGTCCGCTATGTGGGGCGGATCGATGGCATCCATCACCATGTGGACGGCATCAACCTGCACGACAACAAGACCGCATCGCGTCTCAACGATGCCTGGGAGATGTCGTTCAACATCAGCAGTCAGATCACTGGATACTGTATCGCAGCGTCGGTATTTACACAACAGGTAGTAGAGCGCGCGCATGTATTAGGTCTTGCGGTCCCACTTCCAAAGTTGTATGACTATGGTGGTTACGTTCAGTCTGGCTACCTGCGGCAATCCTACCACTACGACCGATGGCTGACATGGTTGGTTCATACCGTGCAGATGTATAACCTCTACACAGGTGACCCGTATGCTGCACCACGCTACTCACATAGCTGCAATCGATACTTTCGGCCATGTCAGTTTATCCCGTTCTGTGATGCAACAGAGGAGGAAGAACGCCTGATGATAAATGAGTTCGTTACCGATGTGTGGAGTCCGCTCGATAGCGTAGCAGCCGAAACCCTTCACCAAGAGGACTAACGATGTCCGAAGTTACCGAAAACCTAGACCTTGTAGCCATCATGCTCGCACTAAAGTCAGCAGCACGATCCGCTAATGCTGGCCACATCACGACAGCCATCGACACCATCGTTGATGTGATAACTGACATTGGCCAAGCAGTCGTCAGACTAGAAGATGCCGTGTTCGAGGTCGATGCGCCAGCCAACGATGACGAGGGTGGCAGCGAGGATGAATGAGTGGAACATTGGCGGTGTCGCCATATCAACGCCTAAAGTCGATGACGCTCGACTGATGGCGCTATTGTGGGGTGACACAGGCAGTGGCAAGACAACGCTCGCAGCTACAGCACCGGGTGTCAAACTGCATCTGTGCTTCGATCCTGGTGGTTACTTGTCATTGGCTGGCCGCAACGACGTAGCACTGTTCAACTTAGCAGGAGAGTTGCCCACTGCAATGATGACCAAGTTTGCACAGCCCGATCCGTATGGTATCGAGGCATTCGTTAAGCAGCATGACGAAGTGCAGACCATCATCGTGGACAGCATGACTACGTTCGCTTACAAGGCACTTGTCTACGTGACTACACAACGCAAGGGTGGTGCCGGATCACTCGATATCCCCGGCATTCCAGGCTACTCACAACGCAACACCCATGTCATCCGTATGGTTGCTAGTCTGATGACTATTGCTGATCGACACAAGCGCAACCTGATCCTGATTACCCATGAGGGCACACGCGATGAGGAGACAAAGCGCATCACCATGGTGCTCGCCAAGAACACGGCCAATCAGATTGGTTTGCGCCTGAACGAGATATGGCACGTGACAGACGATGGTAGTAAGCGCACCATCGCTGTGCGACCATACCTGCTACGTGAGCCGATGAAAACGCGCATGTTCGACACACGCAAGGCATCGACGTTCACGTGGGTGTATGACCCCGACACGCACACAGGAGGAACAATCGATGGATGGTTGACGAAATGGCAACAGGGTGGTGGCCGCAAGATACCACTACCATGAAGAAGGCTCGGGTGGGGAGGCGATCCTACCACCCGAGTAAGTTGTAACACCGATGCGCTCCCTCACCAGGAGACAGGTGTTCAGTGTATGGATCATCGAAGGAGTATGCAAGGCATGAGTGGCTCGCTCATCGAATTTTCACAAGACTTGACCACCCAGGAAGCACCGCCCCCACTGCCACCGGGTCCGTATCCTGCTGAGATTGTATCAGCACAGCGTCGCATATCGCAGACCACAGGCAAGCCGTATGCCAACATCGGCATCCGTATCGCTCCTGAGAGCTATCCCGCGGATTTCCCCGATGGCGATCCCGAAGGCATCACGCTGTTCTACAACCGCTTGCAGATTGGTGATACGCAGACCATCCGGTTCGCATGGAAGCGGTTCTTGCTCGCCTGCGGTATGCCGCTATCCAACCGTGTGGATATGTTGGACCTGATCGGCAAGACAGTCACAGTGGACATCACCCATCAGGAATACGAGGGTGAGGATCGTGCACAGATTGCCCGTGTCCTGACACCGTGACCAGTGAGCGCGCACATTGTGTATTGCAACTGCGCGATGTGCGCGCTATCTTCCACTCGCCTACTAACCAACAGGAGTTTTCATGGCCCAAGCAGCTCAGCCCGCACCTGTCGTTGACAAGAAGAAGCGCACCCGCTCTCCGTCACCGCCGCGTGTGGCGTTCCTCGTTATGCAGGCCGTCGGTAATGACGGTCAGCCGATCCCTGGTTTCAGCAAATCCAATCTCAAGGTTCTGTCCGTCGAGACCAACGCAGAGACGGTGTTGGAGAAGGTTGATAGCGGTGAGACACAGAACGCATTCTATGTGCGTGTTGTGGTTCCGCCTCGCGTGGCCGCACGACCGGGGCAGTCCGCTCCCAAGCCTCTGCCTGCCGCTGCCTGACGTTAGTCTACACGGATGGGATGGAGTGGGCCGCACCGCGGAGGCTGCGGCCCATTCTATTTATGGAGGGTATCGTGCGGATCGTTCGCATAGACACCTACATCCCTGTCGATAAGCTAAAACGCACTGGCAGGGAGAGCACGACACCGCCGTATGGCACCGTCATCGTATGGCGCTGTGACGAACAGCTAGCACATGCTCTCGATGCAGCGGCTAAGCAATACGGTTTATCACGTGGTATGCTGATCGCCAACACCATGCGTAGCGTGGTTCACAAAATCATCAACGGTAGAATTGAGGAGCGTGAGGATGAGTGGCACACCGATCCAGTGGGACAGTAAACAACAGGAGGCGATAGACGCATGTTGCGACGTGACCAAGCGCCTTGTAGCTGTGACTGGTGCTGCGGGGACAGGCAAGACACGGTTGCTGGATGCTATAGCGAACAAGCTAATTGGGTATGGATATTCTGTCCAAACCAGTGCACCAACGGGCAAAGCAGCCAAGCGGATCAAGGAAGCTACTGGCTTGGAAGCGATGACCAATCATCGGATGCTTGGGTATGGTATGCCGACTGAGGTTGACGATGTGACTGTTGACGGTAAGAAGCGTAAGATAATGCTATCTACCGGACCCAAATTTGGTCGTGAATTGCCGCTACCATTCGACACCATCCTGTGCGATGAATACGCGATGGTGAACGTGGAGATACACCGCAACCTCATTGATGCGCTCAAACGAGGTGCCCGATTGTGTATGTTCGGTGATGCAAACCAGTTGAAGCCTATCGAGGAGAACAAGCAACTGGACGAAAGACCGAGTAGCTTCCAAGAAATGCTGCGTCGTTTCTCGGGGATCGTGCTGGAGACCAACCATCGCCAGGACGAAGGAAGCGGGATCACAAGCAATGGGGTTCTTATTCTGGCAGGCCGTATGCCTAAGCGCAATGATGACTTCGCTATCACCGTCACCGACACGCCCGTGGACGTTATCCGTAAGCACGTATCTGATGCTTTCGATAGCGGTATCAGCTACGCTTCGGTAGACAACCAGATTATCACGGGCATGAACAAGTCGTGGATCGGCACGCGGAGGATGAATCTCGTCATACAGTCAATGTTCTGGGATCGCACACTGCCATACATTGAACTACCCAGGTGGAAGTCGGACAACGATAACCCTCCCATCCGGGTTCAAGTCGGCTCTAAGGTCGTCAACACAGCCAACGGCTACGACCTTGGTAATGGAGACTCGGTATTCAACGGAGAACTCGGTATCGTTAACCAGATTGACTTTGAGTATGGAAACATTGAAGTTGACTTTGGAGACCGTTGTGTTATAATTCCTCCGTTGGTGGTTGTTCCAAAGTCCAACGGCAGGTTCATCGAGTTCGATCCACGTAAGAACATCGACCTCGGCTATGTGCTGACGACCCACAAGTGCCAAGGCAGTGAATACCAACACGTGACATACTGCATGAACAAGAGCACTGGATGGACGCAATCGCGTCGCAACTTCTACACGGGTATCACCCGAGCACGCAAACACTGCACCGTAATCACCGACATGTATTCGATCACCAAGTCAACCAAGTTCCCTGGATAGGAGACAACTATGGCGTTCCAAAAGGTAGACAAGGGTTCATGGCAGAACACCGCAGACGACTTACCTAGTGTAAGGATGAGTGCTCATCTGGCGGATAGCACCTCCGTCAGATCAGTCGTGTTTTTCATCACGCGAAGAGTTCTCGACGACGTAGGTGCTCCGATTGATGAGGAGAACCGCGGATCAATCAAGAAACGAACCCGGATGGCCGTGTATGAAGGAACCGGAACGGATGAGGGTTTCTTGCTGATCACACCCGATCCAAAGGGATATTCATGCACGCTGAGTGCTCATGGAGCACACACATTTAGTATGTCCGTAGCCATTAGCAAGCTGAGACACTACGTGCTCAATGAGTGTCCTGCTCCTGTTTGTGATGTCGAGTTCACAATAGATGAGAAAGAACATTCGATCCTCGTCCAATGTCCTGATTGGCTCCGGTTCAATGTAGAGACCAGAACACGACTGATCGAAGGTCCAAAAGTGGACGTTGTGGAAATGCGCGGCAGGCGGCGTCGCGTGGGTTGAACATTTGCCCGTCGATGTGATACAACCATCGGCGGGCAACCCCACAAGGAATAGGCCGATGATGAAGGCACCGTTTAAGTCGATAGCGGAGGCTACGCATGAGGTTCGCGCGCTTACTCTTAGTGCTGGTCTTGCTTATGATTGTGGACCCGGTGGAAATCCTAATAGCGATATCGCCTTGGTCGCTGAGGCTCCGGGTGAAAGGGAATGCCAGCAGAAGCAACCGCTCATTGGCCCATCGGGACGCTTGCTATTCGATGTTCTAAGGAAGGACGGGATCACCCGCAACCATGTATACATCACTAACGTGGTCAAACGAAAGCTCGTGTCAGCAGCCGATGCATACGAGTTGCCTGATGCATCTCGCAAAGCAACACTCACACGACAAGAGCTGGCCGCATGGAAGCACATCATTCACGAAGAACTCTCGCGTCTCCCGAACCTGCGATATCTGCTTCTGCTTGGTAACTATGCACTGGAGACCCTCACTTCGTTTCATGGCATCCTAAAGCATCGCGGATCAGTCCACGACATAGTCATCGATGGCCGACCGATGAAAGCGATATGCACGATCAACAGTGCATACGCGATCCGTGAGCCGCGGATGGAGATCATTCATCGGATGGATTGTGCCAAGCTGCTCAAGGTCAAGGAGGGTAGGCTACATGCCCCGTCGATCACTTGTCACATCAACCCGACGGTATCGGATGCGTTGGACTATCTCCACAGCATCCGCGAATGTGGAGTGCCAGTTGCACACGACATTGAGACGATGGCTGATGAAACAGCATGTGTGGGTTTTGCAGCATCCAACACTGAGGGCATGTGCATCAACTGGCGGTCCCAAGGAACCAACTACTACTCCGCTGCCGACGAACGGACGCTACGGCTCGCTATTCAAGAGACGGTCGGTGATCCGCGTGTTTCGCTTGTGGCACAGAACGGCCATTTTGATGCTTCGTGGTCCTGGTATAAGGACCGGATACGTGTTCACGCGTATTGGTTCGACACGATGCTTGCACACCATCTCCTTTACCCGTCCCTCAAACATGACTTGGGCTTTATCACCGCGCAATACACGGATTATCCTTACTACAAGGATGAACGTGAGGATTGGAAAGAGAAAGGCAATATCGATGACTTCTGGCGTTACAACATCCACGACTGCTGCATCACACGTATAGCAGCAGAGGCTATGCTAGCGGAGCTACGTGAGCAGAAGCTAGACGACTTCTTCTTCAACCACGTGATGCGGTTGCAACCTGAACTAGTAGGGATGACAATAGGAGGGATACTCTGTGACACTGCCAGAAAGCAATTCATTAGCACTGAACTCGAAAGGAGTGTTGCAGAAGCAAGACTACTATGTCAGGCAACGGCTCGTATCGCAACTGGCATTAGCGATTACGAGTTCAATCCACGGTCTGTGCCGGGACTTGGCAAACTCTTCTTTGAAGACCTGCGATTGGTCGGACGAGGAACTAGCTGCGATCGAGAAAACCGCGACCGTATGCGAAAGCATCCACGGACAAGTGCAAGTGCTAGAGCATGTATCGAGGCCATTGATCGATACCTATCGGAAGCGAAGTTCTTCTCAACCTACGTCAACTCGACCATCGATGGAGACAACCGGTTCCGGTGTGAATACAGACAAACAGGAGTGAGCAGCGCGCCGGGTCGATTGAGCAGCAAGCAGACCGCTTGGGGAACCGGTCTCAACTTGCAGAACATCCCTGAGAACGCGAAACAAATGTTCATTGCTGACCCTGGCTACGAGTTCTCTTACTTCGACATGAGCCAGATCGAGGCACGCATTGTTGCGTATCTCGCAAATATCATCAAGTGGAAACACCAATTTGAACAAGCACGCTTGCATCCGGGATCATACGATGCACATTGTGCTCTAGCCGCTGAGATGTTTAAGGTGGACTATGAGCACGTTCCACGACATGACCGCGACGCTGACGGAAGGCCAACGATCAGGTTCGTGGCCAAACGGTGCCGACACGGCCTCAATTATCGGATGGCTCCCGACAAATTGGCAACGGTCACTGGACTATCTATCTCCGAAGCAGAAAAGGCTTATCGGCTCTACCATGCCGCAAGTCCAGAGATCACCGTGTGGTGGGATGATCTTGTTGAGTTGGTGCGGCGGGACCGTGCAATTACTACTTGCCTCGGACGACGATGGCTGCTACTAGAGCGGTTCGATCCAGCCGCTCTAGATAGCATCGTCGCGTTCGAGCCACAGTCGATAAACGGTGATCACACAGCCGCGGTCATCTACAAATCGCACAACGATCCGAGATGGCCTCGGGATGCTAGGGTCATACTGAATATCCACGACGCACTCGTAGCCATGAACCGTCCTTCTGACGGTCCACTCGTTCGCGAAATCATGCGTGCCCATGCTGAGGCTCCGATCTGGATCAACAGCGTAGCCAATCGACTCAACGGTATCAACAAGCCTGAGCCGCTGATCGTGCCTGCCGAGTTCGGTGTCAGCCAACCGGATGAGCACGGTATCCACCGCTGGTCAACCATCAAGAAGATCAAGCCCATTGCAACCGACAACGTAGCAGTGGAGTTGGCAGCATGAACTACTCCCGACTTGCACCTGCTGACACCTTCCTTGGCAAATACATGGCTTACATGAGTCGCCAGGAGACAGCATACGTCTACGACTTCTGGTGTGCAATGTGGCTGATGTCCTGCGCATGTGGTAGGCGCATCTTTGTCGATAGGCCACGTGCACCTGTCTACATGAACCTATATGCCACCCTAGTAGGGGAGAGCGGTGTTGTCCGCAAGTCAACTGCCGTCAACACTGCGTCACGTATTGCTCGAGAATTACTTGCAGACGACCCTATCATGGGGTTTTACGACGCGAAGATGTCGGCCGAGCGTCTGGATCAGGTTCTCAATGATAGGACAACCGAGCACCAGACAGCGCAAATGGTCATCGCCATTAGTGAACTTGCCGTATTCCTTGGAACTGAGCGCTACATGGCTAACATGCCCATACTGCTCACGGACTTGTATGATTGCCCCAACAAGCGTGATAGTGCTGGAACCTTCCTCCACGGTAAAGTAGACCAACGTGATGTATGGGTGTCGTTTCTCAGTGCGAGCACACCGATATGGCTGCTCAAGGCGATCAACCCAAATGTGGTTGAGGGTGGCTTCACAAGTCGGTGCTTGTTCATTGTGAGCAGCAAACCAAAGAAGCGGATCGCGTGGCCAGACGTTGTGGCTACCGAAGAAGATGATCGAGCAGAACTATTGTCACTGTTGAAGGATGTCCGAACCAACGCTGAACGCTACGAGAACATAAAGATGACGCCTCATGCATTGGCGCAGTTCTCGCGTTGGTATCGCAGTCGGACCCCACATGCAGACCCATTCCGGTCCACCTTCGATGCGCGGGAGGATGCTCACGTTTTGAGATGCGCTGCGTTCTTAGCCATCAACGATGGATCATGGGTCATCCAATCACATCATCTATCGCGATCGATCAATCTTATCAAGCAGGTGAAGGAAGATGCTGCTTCAATATTTGAAGGGACTGGTGGCAAGACCAAGTTCGCACTCGGCTTCGATGCGATCAGAAATGCACTCATCCTCTCAGGCGATGAGCCAGTGCTACGATCCCGGCTATTCATCCGCGTGCGTAACCGAATGGACAACATCGAGTTCGATGCACTACTTGGCGTTCTACATGAGTTGGATGCGATACAACGCTTCGAGTATCGACACAATGGCGAGCGTGGACGACCAGCAGAATACATACGCGGAACGAAGCTGTTGCTTGCGCGCGGTCTCGGAGAGCAAGTGATGGATCGGTTCGAGCAAGCGTCCTAACGCTTGAACTGCTCCGGCCCTTTAGTCCAGTCTACGCTACGAATGTCCACCGGAGCACCGACGATCTTACCAAGTGCAGTCTCCAGGTTGTTCACGTAACCACCAAGCATTTCATAGCGATCCTGTATCTTCGCAGCAAGTGCGTTCACCTGCTGACGTTTGACCTCAGCAGACAGCGGGCCACGACTGACATCTGATAGCTGCGATTTGAGGTCGTGTATCTGCGGCATTATCCGCTCGCCAATCAGTTGAGCGTAATTGCTGGTCACAGAATACATCTGTCGCATCACCGGATCATCAGGGACCTTAGCAGTGTCACCGCTCGGCAGCAGCGGTAAACCACCAGCACGTGTCAACCCTGCCTTCTCCACATCTGATGCCATACCTGCCGTTGCGCTGATCTTGGTCCACGACTTATCAAGGCTCTCCTCAAGTGGAGACTTCGTGGACTGTTTCAGCGTATCCCGCCAGACGATGTTGCCCCATGGTGACGTGTCCATAAGGTTCTGCTTAGCATCGGTCCATATACCGGCTACCCGATCAGCAAGGCCCTGACCAGCACGCTCGGTGAAGTTATGATACATCGTGTAGGCATTACCAGCGATACCAAATAGACTACTCATCAATGCCTGAATAGTCCGACCATCGTCGTTCGATAGTGTGTTATCGTAAATACTCTCACCAGGATTAGGACGCGCCGGAACAATATCTGTTGCCAGCGTGTTCATTACTGGCTGGCCTTCGAGATATGAGTTAATCATTTCAGTCGCATCGGGGCGTAGTCGTTTACCGGTTAAGTTAGCAGCAAACTGCATCCCTGGTGGTGCTGCAACAGTGAAGCCAAGGAACTCGCCTGCTCCCTTCTCTGCTGCCAATCCAGTCGAGTTGCTGATATGATGCGAGAATATGTCACCAAGCATATCCAGCGTTCGGTTGAGTGTGCCTTCGTCAGCATGTGCATCCCATGCACCGATAGCTGTCGATATCATTTCGTGGATCATCGGATACAACGGACGCCAGCGTTGCGGCAGGCTGATTTCGGTGTGGTCCGCAGGATCAGTGCCAGGGCCATGATATAACGTGACGTTAGCTTCACGCTGCTGCGTTGTAAGTCCTTCCTCCATATGCTTCACATGCTCAGGGCCGCTAATGATCGCAGACAGGTTAGACGCCAATGATGGCAGCGCCAACGTCATGATCGTGCCTGTTGAGAACGCAATTGGGTTGTCACGGAACAGCTTGAACATACGTGCTGCATCTTGCATCGACACGTTGAAGTATGGAACGTTAGCAGCCAACCGCTGAGCGACACGACCTGCACCCGCAGTGCCTGGATCACCGATCAACTGCATAGTCTCATACGCCAGTCTGTTCGGCGACAGTCGCGGATTGGCTTCGTTAAGACGGAAGTAGTATGACTGCGCACCGTTACTGATGGTCTCATGGATGTCGCGTATCAGTGAGCGTAGGTTGATGTATGAGTGCGCAACAGTCGATGGGATCGGTATGCGCGTGCCAGGGATCGTTGTCCCACCCATAATACCGGGCACCTGCTCAGCCAACGGATTGCGTGCTTGGTATCGACTACCCCGCAACTCCGCGGTTTGCAGTTCTATACCACCCTGTGCACCCTGACCACCAATACCGAGAGCGCGTTGCTGCGCCAGTGTGCTGCGCTCGAAATACTGACTCATTCGCTGAGCAAGTGCATCGGTCCACGCATCACCCTTAATCGCTCGGATCGCTTGCGTTGCCGGATTAGCAGGTGTCATCAACGCGTCCCCAAACGACTTAGCAACACCTGCCGTTAGGTCAGCGCCCGTTGAGAATAGCACACCGAATGGTGTTGTCGGATCGAACCCTCGATACCCAGGCAATCCAGCCCGCTGCAATGCTCGATCAATCAACCCACCATACGTGCCAACTGGTCTGTCCGGCCCCATCTGTAGTGTAGTGCGGATCAAGTTGATCGGTGCAAAGAACCGCTGACCAGTGACAGCAGCAAGAGGACCTGTGACACCAGACTGGTATATGCGTCGTGATGCATTCGCCGCGTTGTTGAACAAGTTCATCTGCGCTGGTGGACCTTGAATAGCCCGATACAGCGATGTGTTATCCACCAAGAACGTGCGCTTGCCTGACGCTGTGCGAATGCTCACTGCGCGTTGGCGATCGGCGTCCGCTGGTGTAGCGAAGTCAGGACCAAACTTCTCATTGATAACACGAGCTTCATTAGGATTGGCGCGCTGAAATTTGTCGGCTTGCAGCAATAGTGCACGACGCCATTCGTTCGTAGCCATATCGCGATAGAGTGCGTCCTGATGCTGGATCAGCGCACTCCACGCAGTGGTCGGTATGTTCTGCACACCTGAGAACGGTGTCACATCCCGTTGCTCGAATATGTGCTGTATGCGTCCTTCCTCATCTACTGTCGGTATATAGTGTGGACGCTCCGCAGATACACGTGCGAAGTCATCATTCGTTATATATCCGCGTTTAAGTGCGATCTCCAGGTTGCGTCTACCAATGGACCACGCTGTGTCCATAACGCCGCGAACCTCAGGGATGCGCTCTGCAAGCTGCACAGCCGCGCGCAATGTGTCACTACTCTCATCGTAGAAGTTGACACGGAAGTCGCGATCATTGCTTATCGGCTTACCTTCGCGAATAGCGCGATCAAATAGCGTCTTACGCGTATTCAATTCGTCCTTTGCCCACATGCCGATATTGGCCATCTGTTGATAGCCTTCTGGCAACGACTGTATCCTCTGCCCCCACTCGGTGAGCGACGGCATCGTGTCACCTGTCACCACATCCACGCCAGTCCTGAACTGTGCGTGCATACGTCTAGACATGGATTGGTTATTGTTGACGGTGCCAAGCGCAGCCTGCAACTCACTAGCTGCATCTGGCGTGTCAGCGATCTGTCTATAGTATGAGTTGAGCAGTGCGTTCTTGTCCAACCAATACTGCGACATCCGAGTGCCTAGTGAACGCGGCTCCAGTCCAGGCAACGGTGCCTCACCACGTGCAACCTCACCCATTGTGCCTGTGAGATTTGCGCCGGGCTGTGTAGCTAATCGATCAAGGTTCTGATTGAATGCATCTATTGCTGCCTGTTTGCCACCACGCAGCATGTCCGACGCAGCAACCAGACCGCGACCGCCGTATCTCAACGTTGCCCACGTAGCAGCGCCAACCGCAAGTGCACCGGCTAGTCCCTCACCGAATGACAGCTTACTCTCACCAGTCTGCTGCCCAAAGTCTGGTGCCGGTGCTGACCCTTGATCGAACGTGAATGGTGTCGGTGTCGTCCGTCCAGCATCGAGTTGCGGTTGCTCGAAGTTGAACGGTGTCGGTTGTCCTTCTTGCGTTGTCGTTCCTTGTGCCTCGGGACTGAGTGCAATCGATAGTCCTGCCATAGCCGGTGCTGCGATAGCCATTCCCTTAGTCGTCGGCACGATAGCATGTGCTGGAATGCTCAATGCCTTCGGTAGACCGGACAATACACTACCAGGGATTGGTAGCATGACGCCACCAGCAGCTTGCGACGCCTCCTCAATAGTCTTCTCCTCAGGTGATGTTCCCGACATGTGCGGTATAATGTCACCAGCTAATCTGCTCGTATCTCGATAGCTCTCTAATGCTGTCTGTGCACCGGGCGCATCAGGAATGTTGGTCCCGAATGCGTAATTGCTTAGTCGTGGAATGATCGAACCAAGCCCACCATATATAGAAGTGAACAGCCCAGGAATGGCGGGTTTTACCGCGCCTTCTTCAGTCTTGCGTGCGGGCAATATTTGTGTAACAGCACCAACCGGTAGGTTGGTAAGTGCGAGCCCAAAGCCGCGCATCTTCGCGCGCTGGAACTCATTGTCCTCAGGCGATCCAGGCTCATACGGACTGTCTAAGAACTCACTCATTAGTAGACCTGACCCGACCTACCCTTGATACCAATTGATCCATCAGCACGCTGTTCGAGCGGGATCACGTTGCCGTTCATACCAGCACGCACATCAGCAGCAGCTTTCTTATCGGCAGCATTTGGTGACTGCATAGCACGCTGCAACCATACACGAGCTTGTGCCTGATAAGCCTGTCCTGCCGATGTCGTTATGTCCATCGGACTACCGCTCACACCCTCTCGTTGGTTGGGCTGCATACCGGGTCCGACTTTATTCGATGGCGGAGCGCTTGTCGTCCCTTCGTCACTCTGCGCCAGTGGTAGATTAGTTCTACTAGCTGGTGCTTCTGGACCAATGGTTGGCGGTCTATTCGGTGCAAACGTGCTCTGTCCTGATAGTGCACGCTGCAATATAGTATCAGTGTCCGCACGCTTGCCCCCGATACTTACCGTGCCCGGAGACTTACCCGTGTTCGGATCGATTGGTAACGGAACGCTGACCGACATTGTCGGCTGATTAGCAGCACCAGCGGCAGCAATGCGGCCAGCAGCACCGATGTTCGCTACCTGGATGGGCAGCGGTGTGGTCGGGCTCAGACTGACACCGGAAACACTACTCAGTTGCCTAATGTCTGGTGTAAATCCTGCTTCTACACCTGACTTCCCACCTGCTAATGTCTTCTCCAGTATGCTTGCGACCTGCGCACGGTTCTGCAAACCAGCAATACCGGCAGCAGTATCGACAGGTGTATCAGGGAACAACTCTTGTCGTAGCGATGGCGATGACATAGCCAGTTCAAGTCCACCCGGCTCCTTCAATAAACCGGTCACACCTGATACACGGTTCTTCGCCATTTCAGCAGCCAACGTATCGCGTGCTATCTGTCGCTGTTGCTCCAACTCCTGCGTATACCCACTCTGTGCAGCACCACGCTGTGCCATGTAACCAGCAAGCAACTGGATGGCTCCTGGCGATCCCTTCGCTGCTTCCTGCGCAAGTGGTGTCTCGATCTGGAACGGATCAAACGCTTGAGGACTGACGGCTGTATATGCCATCGTTAGCTCCTATATTCCGAAACCGCCACCGACAGCACCAGTGTATTTAGGTTGCTGCGCCGGTCCGAATAGCGTAGTCAGTGACGCCATCAGATCCTTGTCCTTGCCGAGCGCACCAACCTGTTGACCGGCACTAATCAATCCAGTGGACAGCAGATTGCTATTCGGCACCGCACCAGCAGTGGCACCTGATGCACCGCCCATCAAGTTGGTTGCCGTGTTGACATTACCACCACCATACACGGCTGCAAGTGTGCTGTTCCGTGCTCGATCAGCAGCAATCGCAGCTAATGCCTTATTCGGATCAGCACCGGTTGGTGATGCATACTGCAAGTTGGGCGCTGTCTGCCCACCAGTCGCAGCAACGTTCGCATTCAATCCCTGCTGCCGTTGCTGATTGATCTGATCAGCACCAGTCATTGCAGCAATACGTGCGTCGATGATCGCCTTCCGCAGTTGGTCGGCATTATTCGATTGCAACGATGTCACGATTGGAGCAGCCGATGTGCCAGTGCGTGCGGCATTGGCGAGCACGGTTTGCAATGTGCTCCGCAATGCATCATTCTGTGCGGTTGCAGCACGTGTCTCCAGTAGTCCTGCCAGATCAGCAGCCTGTATCGGTTGGAACTGCTCAGCACGCAACCGTGCAGCCTCAGCAGAAGGACGCGCAGCCGCGGCACGCATCAACTCCTGCTCATTCGCTTGCTGTGCACGCCGCGTATCGGTCGTATCGCGTGCTATCTGTGCAGCAATCGATGCGACGTTCTGTGCCTGCGCTTGCGGACCGAGCGTTGTCTTCCATGTATTGGTTGCAGGATCATACGCGATCGTGCTACCAGATGCATCGGTATAACCAGCTTGCGCCTGCCTCTGCGCCATCGCAGTGAGCGCGCGCTGGTAGTCCGCATTCTGTCGAGCCTCAGCAAGACGTTGCTGCTCGATGGCATACTGAGCATTCGCCTGAGCATTGTTCGCACTTGCCGATCCAGCAGCTTGCAGTCCAAGACCAGCGACCGCTGCAATAGCAGGAATGATGGCTGCCATCAGTTGAGTTCTTTCATGTATGAGACTTCAACCGGTTTGAAGCCCAACCTCTCGAACAACGGCTTGTCAGGATAGATCAACCGATGCTGATGCACCATGTGCGTGCACCCACGACCGCGTAGCTCTAGCTCCGCCCGCTTAACTAACTCGCGACCAATGCCCTTACCGCGATGCGACGGCCGCACGCCGATCATATCGGACTGACCGAACAACCACTCGTCCTTGTGATGTAGGTGTGGGAATATGTGGTATAGCACAAACCCAACCAGATCAGCGCCATCGATGGCAACCATCAACAGCGTTCGACGCTCCTGCTCCAGTAGTAGATACGTTGGCCAAGCGAAGTCCAACTTGGTCATACCCTGGCTAGCAATAGTGCTCGCGTAGTATTCACGCACCAACGCATCACACTCACGATGGTATCGCGCCAACTTGGCCTCGAATATCACCATCAGAACGCTCCCTGCGTGCCAAGACCACGCCTACGGTTCAGGATGTCCTGACCTAACGTAGCACCACCAGTCGGTGTTGTCGTGCCGGGTGCATTCGTTGGACCTTGCACAACACCACCAGCATTCATCAGGTCTTGCAGTGTAGCGAATTGCGTTCCGCCTACAGCGTTTCGTAGTGCTCCCGGTAGACCTGAGATGTCGGTCGCAACTCTACGACCAGCTTCACTGACATAGGCTCCCGGATCGAATGTGTCTGCAATGCCGAGACCACTAGCCGTGCTTCGCGCTCCAGAGATATAGTCAGACAAGTCATTTCTTTCGCCAGCGAGGATGCCTTCACCGAGGTTCCTAACGGTAGCCTCAGCTCCACTTCGCTTTTGGCCGAGAGCAGCGAGAGCAGCGTTGTATCCTGTATCGGTAAGCGTTCCACGTTTCCTCGCGTTTTCTAGTTGTGATTGTAGTGGATCGAACTGCTCACTCAGCAGGCCACTGATCTGTGGATCGAGTAGTGAACTCGACAATGCAGTGGTTGCATACGTTGGTGTGAACGTTTGGTTCAGTCCGCGCAATGCTTCACCACGCTTGCCGGTTGTGATCTGATTGATGATGTCCTGGCCTAGCGTTGGCGAGAATGCACTGCCAGGATTAGGGTCAAGATCAGGTATTCCAGCCGTAGCACGCGCAATCGCAGGCTCAATATCGCTAGACGCATACAGGGACGGATCAACGCCAGCCAACTGGAAAGCACGGTTCACATTCCCCCTAGCTGCTGTGATCGCTTCACCACGTCGCGTCAAGAAGTCCTGCTCTGACTTAGCCTGATCTGCCGCAGCCTTAGCAGCAGTAGCGTCCGATGCAGCCTTCTGCTCAGCCTGCAATTGCGCAAGGTGTTGGTTCAATTCAGCAGGTGAGTTGAACACCATTGCGTCTTGCGGACTTGTATACGTGGGTGGCGGTGCCGGTGGAGGTTTGCCACCCTTACCACCACCATATACACCGTGGAAGGTCAGGAGGTCGAGTTGACCACCTGGGGTGAACTGCGGCATGACGCATCCCTCTCATACTTGTATATCACACCATATCGCCTAAAGCCAAGGCGCACGTAGGCACCTTCGACTGCAACCGTGTCGATGTTCGCGACATCACCACCTTGCACCATCACTGCTTGCTTAACGTCCAGTGCCCATCGGATCATGCTGCGCATCAGTGTAAACGCTATCTTGCCTCGATCCTTGGTTCCCTGGCGCACGAACCAGCTATCCTCGACAACGATGCACTTCGGTGAGAACCACAACGGCTCGATATGACCAGCAACGAAGCCAACGAAATCACCGTCACGTGCCATGCAGATGTAGTTATCAGGACTACGGATTGCGAACGTGACGTTGTGCAGCGTTTGCGCCCAATCGAACTCGATATCATGGTATGAACCGAGCGCGTGCAACTCCTTGCACAACGCAACTAGATACGGTGCTTCGTCGTCGCCAGGAATGATGTAGCTAGCTGCCAACCTTGGCCTCCAACTCCTTCACTCGATCTGTTAACTGCTGAATTGCCTTCACAGCAATCGCGAGGATGTTGCTCTCCTTAATTCCGAGCATCCCTTCATGCGCATCAACGACCGCGTGAGGATACACCTTCTGCATATCCTGAGCAATGAAACCAGCGTCGCGACCACTCTTACCGATGCGGTCGAACTCGACAGGGTTCATAGCCATGATGGCATCCAGGCCATACGGTAGCGGGTTGACGTTCTCCTTCAACGAAGCATCACTGAGGTTGACATACGCACCGTTACCCGCCACGGTGCCAAGCACGTTGCTCCACTGCCAATCTGATGCTCGCGAATACCACCACGTAGTAGCACCACCAGCATTGAAGTATAGGTTGTTTACCGAGGAGTCGAATATGAATGCATATGCGCTGGAAGAGAAGTTGATGGCTGGCTTTCCTGATATCTTCTTCATATAGAAGTTGCCATCGTTGCTAAATGAACATCCACCATGGAAGCCTGCATCTACGCCTTGAGCGAGTGTCAGCACTTGCGATAGTGTTGTGACACCCCCAGCGGTTGCTGTAGTGCCAACATACAGCTGCACATTACCAGACCCATCGACTGATATAGCACCAGAATAGCCATTGTTCACTGCGCGCCATACACTTGAACCGTCGAGGTATGCATTCAGCCCGAATGCCTTGGCTGATACATAATTGGAACCAACAGAAGGAGACAGCGTGGTCCCAATCACGAACCCTGTCGATGACAAATTACCGGTAAGTGTGCCACCACCAAGTGATAGCATCGTATCAACGTATTGCTTCGGTGCTGCTTCCAATGCAGCCGATGGGTTGCCGGGTAACACGATTGCACCAGTCATGGTGCCGCCAGTGGTTGGCAGATAGCCGACACCACCGACGTGTGCATCGACGTATTGCTTGGTCGCAGCGTGCAGTGCTACTGTCGGATCAGCGTCCAGCACGATTGGTCCAGTCATCGTGCCACCGGACAACGGTAGCGCTCCTTCTACAACAGCAGCCGATGTTGCAGCACTTGAAGCACTATTCGCTGCATCGACTGCGCTGTTCGCTGCCTGCGTTGCCCAATAACTTGGTGTTGCACTGGTTTGTGACCAATACGTTGGGTTGGCTACGCGATCATCTGCGAACGTCCCACTGCCTGATGTATGGCTGACCAAACACAACCATGCCGAACTATCAGCAGGATCATACACCGACTGACCAGCCAGATATGCTGTGCTAGTCTGCCACACACCGGCAAGGTTCGGCACGGTAATGAGTTGTGCGAGCGCGCCATCGAGCGTAGAGAAGTTATTATTGACATCCTCATCCCATGGTGAGGAGTCGAACAGAGGCAGGTTCAGTTTCAGGATTGGCGTCTTGTCGAGTGACACTGCTACCTCCGTATTGAACCGTGCAGATAGGCAAGCGAAATGCTAACGAACTTAATCCGCTCCATTGTCGTGCCACTGAACTTGAGCTTCAACAGCTTAAACTTGATTGGAAACGCCAATAACCGCTCATCTTGTGCTCGCCGCCCAGCACCAAATCCGCCTTCACCATATCCACCTGCACCATAACCACTTGTATCACCAGCACGCATATCAATCGACAGCAGCGGTTCACTATCGATGTTATCGACGAATGCTGAACATGTGAACGGTCCAGTGCCTTGTGTATCCATGCCGATGTAGCGTGTGTATTTGATGTCCATTCGGTGCTTGAAGTCAGCCCACGGTAGTTCCCATGTGAAATCGATGGGATAGCCGAGCGGATTGTCTGGTGCGTCAGGATCGTTAACATAGTCAGCACAACTGTTCTCATCATCGAAGTTGTAGTAATACAGGCTACTGCCTGCGCCAAAGATGATGTTCTCAAGTGCTGTTCGACACGCGCATACCCATTCCCAACCACGCAAACGCGCCCACGCTTGTATCTTCATCGTGGGTATGTTTGTGTAGCTGAACGCCATGTTCTCATTCAGGTTACCGAGGTCATCGACATCAGGCACGAACAGGATATACCTGAAATGTCTTAGGTCATAGACCGCGAACACATACTTGTCGATCTGCTCTCTGGTCAGCTTCTTCATCAGGTTGGCGATCTGCGGATCGATCAGATGACTGGTCCGCACAGGCCGCAACGTGTTGAATACCGATACGCGAGCAATCGAGTTGACGCCAACATTGTCCACGTAGAACGTATCATCACCAACCGATGTCAACGACCGGTGTGCCTGACAACCGAACTCCTCGATAAACCCATCATCAGTAGGTGTGTGCACCTCAGGACTACCGACGTAGACGCCTAAGTTGAGTGGTAGCACTCCACGTTCAAAAGTAACGAGCAGCTTGTCTCGATAAGCCACCAGACCAGTAATAGTGCTATCACCAATGGACACACGCGGACCAAGATCGATAGCAATGGAGTCGTTCGGCGGTGCATCCCCTGGGAATGTTCCACTGGTGCCTTTGCTACTGATGTAAATTGTCGATGGCTCACCGACGACCCCCGCCACTATGAGGTATTGGCTATGCGTGACAACATACCTACCGATAGGAACATTGACATTGCTACCTGATGCGATGTCCTCTAAGTATTGCGGAACCATGTAGTTGGGATCAGTAGGATCACCAGCAATAATCAGTGGCTTGTCATTTCCATTGCAGAGGATCAGGTTGCCATTGAAGACAGAGAACGACACATATGCGACCGGATCAGTCCACAAAGCAGCAGGACCGTCCAGCAATGTGACCGTTCCATCACCCGCAACAGCGCAAATACTTGCATCAGTTTGAACTGCTATCACGTAGCCATTGAAGTATTCGATGTTGACGATATCTGCAAAAGAACCAGCATCGGTTAGGTTCGCTAGAAATTTCGTGCCATATCGCACGGACAGTGAACCATCTAGACCGCGTTCGATGTTATCCAACACGCGCGCATACTGCGGTGACATGTTCAGATCGGTGTCAGCCGTATTCAATCCACCATCGAACGAGCGGATCGTGCTGATCTGCAAGTTGCTCTGCGGCTGTTGACCGCGAGGATTGAGTCCACCCTTGGTGCGTTCGTTGAACACTATGCCATCACCATAACGCGTTGCTGCGTGGTTGTTACCAATGACCAATCCCACGCGACTTCGATACCAAGCTGTGACACAACAAGTGCAGGCACTAAGTTGTAAGCAACCTCCACACCAAGCTGCGATATACGTATGGTTCCATCGCCGACAAATGCGACCTCATCACCAATCTGTGTGACGCGGAGATCGGTCATGACGCCACCGACACACTAATCTTCATTGCATTGATATTCGCAGTAGTCCACGCCGCACCAGTCGGATCAGTCGGCATCCATCCAAACTTACTTACATACGACAGGCTAGGCGTGATGTTGGTGATACCTGTCACCGCCGTATCGCCTGATCCATTTGCATCTACACCAACGGTGCCTCCTCGTGCACCACTATCACTCTTCTTCCAGTTCACATGCACATCGACACCGATGATCGAGGCAGGGTTGATCGCACCGAGACCAGCGACGGTGAAGATGTCCTTGTGGCTGACTATGCTGTCGAAGATGTAAGTCGTGTCGCCGTCGTTGGTGACATCGGAGACCAGCCACCAGTTGTCGGGGATCACGGTCAGCACGCCCTTGAAATTCCTACCGTTGCCTGCACTGGTCGTTGTGGACGTGAAGGTTACAAAGCCAGACCCATAGGTCTGCGATTGCGTCCACCAATTGGTTCCGGCGGTTCCCGTTCCACCGAGAGCTGCTGTCGCATCAGTGAGGACCGCGACGTAGTATTTCACCCCATTGACAATATGGAATGGCGTTGTCACCGCGCAGGTAAAGTCGCCATTTAATGGGTTTGTCTGCGCAGCGAATGTGCCGAGCAAAGTTCCCGGGCCGCCTGTCGATCCATCCGAGGCGTAGACCGCAGCTTGGAGATGTCCCGTCAGTGACGACACCAGGTTGAGCGTCAGTGACTGAACCATGCCGGTGATCGATGATGTAAAGCCAGTGCCTTGCGCCACGATGGTGTTGGCGGCTGGCCCTCCACTATTGGTGCTCGAAGTCGTAAGGCCAGTCGTGTTAGTTGAAGGCGATGGCGAGAACTGATTACTCACATTGCCACTAGTGTTGCTGTAAATTAACCGAACGTCACCCGGCCAGCTCGTCGGCGCGGAGCCGTTGTCGCTGTTGATGAACAGGTCATCCCATAGATACACCGCGGTGCTTGCGCCATTGGTAAATGAACCCATCGCGAAGGCGTTGACATAGTTGTTCGAGGTTCCGCCGCGCGTATTTACATTTGTGATCGGCGTGACGAATGGAGTAGACGCCCCGTTCTTGCGGACCTCGACGCTGCCTGCCGTATTGTGAATGACGAACTTGAATTGCCAGCTATCCCAAGTGCCCGCCGTCAGCGCTGGATTGATCGTCTGTAGGACCGTGCCACCCGTGCTACCCGACTTAATAACGATCGTGCCATCGACGGAGCGGAACTCGACCGTAACCTGCGCCGTTCCTCCATCGCGAAGCTGGAAATAAGTGCTGGTCAGGCCCGAAGTGAACGACGTATGCGGGCGCACGCGCACGGAGAGATAAACCGTGCTCTCATTGCTCCCAGTCTCGAAATTGCCCGCTATGTTGTCAGACGTGTTGCTGTTATGAAGGGCCGACTGTCCGACTCCGAACGCGGTTGTGCCCGATAAACCCCACCCGCTGCCGGTGGTGAATTTCCCCGCGATTATATCGGCAATCGCAGCGTATTTGTCAAACCCATCATTGAACAGCTTGGCCATTACGTCCTCGCTGCCAGTATAGTGATGCCAACATCTGACAGTGTAGCATCCTGTGTCGGTGCGACCATCTGCAACACGTCACCAGCAGCCAGCGATGCGCCACTGCCTGCGAGCGTGCACGACGTATGTGACGCCGACGTAATCGTGACTGTGCCTATCGCCGTAGTCGATCCCCCGCTAATCTTGTTGACGGTGAATATTGTGTTGGCAGTCGCTTGCGTAGTGTCATATACAACCGTGCCTGTGAGGTTAGCAGGTATGGTAATTGACCACGGCATGGGCACGTTGACGACTGTGCCCGTTGCAGGCTTACCCACGAACGGGAAGCTGATTGGCACTTGTTGCACTTCAGCAGGTAGGTTAGCATATGGCCACACCCGAGCATTGATCGTAGCAATATCAGCAGTATTGGTCGCGATCTGCGCTGTATTCGCAGCAATATTGGCCGTGTTCGTAGCTATGTTCGACGTATTGGTTGAGATGTTACCGGTATTGGTTATGATGTCCGCAGTATTCGTATCGACCTGCGTCTGTAGATTATCGGTCTGCGTTTGCAGATCGTTGACCTGAACTTGCAGCGCATCGATCTGCGATTGCAGATCACTGTCGAAGCTAACGAGCTTGTCGTCAACATACTGCTTCGTCACAGCATGAAGCGCAGTCGTCGGTGGCTTGACACTAAACGGACCATCCATGCTGTCACCAGCACGATCGATCTTCTTGCCAAACTCGGTGTTCAGCGCATCGGCGTAGAGTGTTTCACCTCTAAAGAAGTTCGACATTACGCAAGCGGGTCCACGTCCACTTGGAACCAACCAGCCGTTGCGTCTACATCGGTCGGATAACGGTTATCGAGTTCCAGCGGATGCTGATTAAGTATTGCTATCATCTGTTGTCTACGTTTGGCGGCCAGCATTTGGAATTTTTGGACCTGTGCTGGAACTGTTCCGTCGTCGACGCAATACATCCAGGTGGCATCGTAGGTAAGTAGCAATCGGTCAACATATACCACGGTCGTATTGTCGAAAGGCAATGCAGTGTGTTGTTGCCCAAGCACGACGACATCACCGGTTGAACTCTGTGGCCACACACGAAATGGTCTGGCTGCAACCAGATTATCTGGAGACATGTATTGACATTGGGGTCCGGATTGCAGCGTATAAGGGTTAAGTGATTGAGGTAGCTCTCGCAGCTTACGATTGCTACCAGCAGGCCAAACAGACACAATATCCTCATAGCTGTCTATTGTGCTGATCGGCCCAACTAAGTCAGCCGCCAGCCTCCCGGTTGTGCCATCGAGCGTTGAGGTGACATAACACATGTATCCTGGCCACCAGATGTCACCATCGATTTCCAGTAAATACGCATCCTGCACATGCTGCATGATGCGGCCAGATGCATATAGCTGAGTCGCGATGCCAGGAACTTGACTAAGCTCAACGATCACATCGCTGACAATATCCTTGGCAAGTGTGCCTGCCATGCATACCTCACAGTGAGTGGCCGGCGAGAGGGGAGGACACCATCACCGGCCACTATTGCTCACAACGGACGCGCCCCAGGTTATGCCGTGTAGTGAGCAATACCGTGCAGACCACCACGATTGCTACTGTTGACGTCGTTCTGACACAGGAAGTCAGCAGTCAACACCTTGCTTCCGTTCGGTGTCGTTGTCGGCGTATACGTGCCGCGCGGATCACCGGTTGTCGCAGTCTGCGGATCGGTAAGCACCGGTGCAGCCAATGTGCCCGCTGTAACGAGTGCTTGGTCCGATGTCTCATGATCGCACTTGATTGCCTTATATGGCAGACCAAAGACATTCTGCGTGCCCAAATTGATCGTGGTTGCAGCGGTTCCAGTCCACGATGCACTGTATAGATACTTGAACGCCTTCTTACCGAGCACCGGAGTAGCACCGTTGAGTGTGAGTGTCTCACTCATCGGCTGACCAAGGTAGTCAAAGCCTTTGATCGTAACAGTTGATGTCGCAGCACCGCTCGCTACAACCTGCAACGCACGACCATACGGAGCATCGAGCAGTGCTTGATACGTCGATGCGGTCAGATCAATACTTCCTGCCGAAGCGATATCCTGAGCACTCAAGATATTGGTTGCGCTCGCTGCCGCAGGAGCACCGAACGATACGCGAGTGAAGCCATTGTAGTTTACATCCGACGAATACCGCATCGCGGGACAGTATGTGTTGATACGTGCCGGCGCAAAGTTCGTCGGGTTAGTCATTACGTTAGCCATTACTCTTCTCCTAGTTCTTGCGCCAGATCGCTAAGACCACCTTGCGATGACGGTCGCGGTCGGTTGCGTGTCTTACGCTCCACGATGTCCTTAGGCGACAAGTTGAACTCCGGTGGAATAACCTCACCGGTATTCATGTCCACGTAACCAGGGTCGGCCAACACACCAATACGTTGCAACTGCTGAACATCATCAGCCGCAATCCTGATGCTATGGCCCTGTGGAAAGTAGACCATATACGCTCCGTCGTATTCCTCTTGCACAGGAACGAGTTTGCGCGTAATGATCCGCTTGTCGCCTGTAGCACCAACTTCGCGCACTTCTTCCTCAATCTTAATCACAGTGCGCTTGAACTTGCCCTCCAGCTTCTCAGCTTGGAACGCGGGCTTGATGTTAAGTTGGCCTGACATTACACCTCCGCTGCCGGATCAGTATTGTCTTCTTCCTCCGCGGGTTCCTCCGCGGGCTCCGCGGGTGGCCTCGGCTGATGCTGCATAATCCGCTGCGGATCAGACGGAACGAAATTAGGACCCGTTACGTTAGGCGGCGGTGGATTACGCGGTGACATCACTTCCTTCGGTGGATTAGCACCAGGAGTGGTATCGCCCTTTTGCTCCCACACTTCACCCTCAGGTGTCGCTTCGGGTTCTACAGTTGGATCGTCACTCATTGCACACTCCTAGTTGGTTACGACACCATGCGTGCGGAATGCCCGCCATAGGCACCACTGCCCCTGCCACACGACACGGCTACCAACCGCATCGACGTTCCACGGTGCAACAAGCTCCTTCACCTTCATGTTCACACCACGGAGCATATGCAGACGCATATACTTGTCGTTGATGAAGTATGCGTAGTTGACCGGGCAGTCTTCGTCATAGAGCAGTGGGATGCCGTTGTGCAGACAGCCTTCGAAGCCAAGATCGAACATCCGCTTACCGGCTTTACCTTCGCCAAGCGTGATGAGGAACTTGTCGCGCACAGCCTGTCGATATGTGCGATAGATGTTGCGACCAGTCAGGATAACGGTCGGTCGGTCACCTTTCAGTGTCAGGTCCATCAGCACGTCATCGAACACTTCCTCGATGTTCGTGCTATCCATACCACCAGCAAACACGTAAGCACTAGTGCGCCACTGAGGCTGAGTAACACGACTAATCCCACCGAGCGTGCCAGTGGTAGGGTCTGTTGGAATGAGACTGCCTAGACCAAGAGGATCAGTGCCACCACCAACAGCATAGAGATACTGACTAAACTTGTCCTTAATGCTCTCCTCAAGCACATTCATCTTCTCTTTCATGAGCTTGAAGATCGCAGCGGCACCGTTGTTCTCGTCCTCCTCCTGATCACTGATGATCACGCTACCAGCAACACGGCTATATCCATATTCCACCGTGTCGAACTCGTCGGTCTGATTGACCGGCAATGCTTGGTAGTATTGGTAGGACGCGACGTTGGGATTTCGCCCAACAGTCAGTGGATTGGTGATATTGTAACCACCATCCTCATACTCAACGCGATCATTCGAGAACACCCACGCCATGAGCGCATTCGACTTGATCGACGCCATCACGAGCTTCCGTCTACTCTTGGTCAGAGTAGAGTGAAGAACATCGGCAACTGCCGGAATTACTGTGCCAACTGGCATTGTCTACCTCAGCTTAGGTTGATGTTGTTCTCCTGCATCGCTTGACGAATGATATCGCTCCACGACGCGTTCTCGTTAAACTGTTGCGCCGCTCCGTTACCCTGTTGGGCAACACCATTACCACCGGATGCGCTACGTCCTTGCGGTAGTGGTCGAGTGCGCTGAGTTGTCGGCTGCTGGGTAGACTGCTGTTGCATCGCAGCGATCTGCTGCTTCAATGATGCATACGGATTGAGACCGTTTTCGTGTGCCCACCTCGCCATCTGGATGTAAGCACTCTGGATCGTCAATCCGGGCTGAGCCTGCAACATTTCGGCAAGCACGTCAAGGTTCTCGTGTGCTTCACTGTGCTGCTCTAGGAACGTATCGAGTTCCTTCCTCGCACTAGCGTTGATCTGCGCTTGCCTCTGCTGCTGCTCACGCTCTTGCGTCCACGGCTGCAACTTGGCATCGATCATCTTGCCAAGTGCTGACATGTCCATACCTGGGTTCACACCTTGGGTAAGGAATGGTATCTGATAGCCCTTGCTCTTTACCTCCTCGACCAAATACTCTAGTGTTCGCACCGGATCACGCATGAAGTCAGCCATCACACGGATGGCGATAACCGAGTTCTCCGGGTTGACATTCAACCGACGGCTTTCTTCGAGGACAGCATTTGAACCTTGCACTTGTGCTGCTAGTTGCTGCAATTGCTGTTTCAGTTGGTTGTTCTCACGAGCATGGCGCTGGCCATCCTCATAGACCTTACGCTCAATTCCTCCTTGCGCTACGACACGTCCTGTTACCGGATCAACTAGGTCTCGGGCATTAGGATTTTGCTGATTGGGAACTTCAACGAGTCCATCGTGCCGTCGCCTAATTGCCCCCGGCTGAGCAGATACGTCCGTTCTGCCGCCTCTGCTGCGTGGATCAGTCCCCGGTTGAGCACTGCTCTGCGATCCGCCTTCATCAGTCGTTTGCGTTGTGCCTTGTGTAGACGTGCTATCACCAACGTCGTCACTGCTACCTCCATCATCGATACCAGGAATACTATTGAGGATGCTTTCTTCTGTGCCTGTTCCGCTCATTCTGCTGCTACTCCCTGTTGCTGACCACCCTGACTAGATTGCACCATTTGCGCGAATATCTGCTGAGGTGGCACACCTTGTGCTAACGCTTGACCGATCGCTTGCAGCATCTGTGGCGGTAGTTGTGACAGCAACCGCGTTACCATAGCTGCGGCTTGTAGTCCTCCTTGTGATGCACCTTGTGGAACGTTAGCATTCGCTGGTGTCCCACCTTGCGTCGGTGCACCTTGCTGGCCAGGAGCGCCTCCCATCTGCGCCTGTGCCATAGCCTGCGTCTCCTGTGAGATGGCGTCCCAATCCTCCTTCGATATCTCGAAGTCGTCGAACGCTTTGCCCATCATCTTTAGTGTCGTCTTGAGCGCTGCTGCTGGTGCAGCTCGCACGTATTGTGCAAGTATTTGGCCAACTTGCACGGCCTCCTGCTTCTTGCCTTGGGTTGTCAATTTCTGCGTAGACCCGCCAACACAGACGACAGACAATGCAGCGAAGTCGCTGAGTGCGTCCAGCGGTCTCCAGAACTCCGTCACATCCTGTCCAATTAGCTGCGTGACAGTTGCCGCATCCATGAAACGAAGGCACAGCTGCGCGAGTTTCCATCCCACATCCCCCAACGCATCTTCTATGGCATCCAGTCGCATATCCATACGCATGTTGCCCATTGTGCTGTAGTAGTCGATCGCCTTATTCGTGGTATTGGTCTTGAACTGACCACCACGCTCCACCTCATTAGTAGATGCGATGCGATCAACCGACTGATACAAGTCCTGCTTGTCGAACAACTGATGGAATGCCATGCTCGGTGGCGGTATCGAGAAGATCAACTCGGTTGGCTTCTTACCTTCCGGCACGTTGATCGGTGTAGCAGTTGCATCAGGACCCTTCAGTATCTTATCCGCAATCTCCTGTGTGACACCGGACGACGGATCGAAGAAGATGTTGCGACGCGCCCATAGCAGAGCACGGCGGCGTTCATCGTTAATTTCGTTAATCTGGTCCTGTTGGTCGAGGTAATAGCTGACTTCACCTTTGGCGAATGTTGCAACTGGATTATCGTGGAACCACATTGGCGTAACCGGAAAGAAGCCCTGCAACTGATATGGGTCATCCCATACCCAAATCGGCCACTTCCAGTCGTTGTCGGCATACATCTCCAATCGACGTGTAACCTTGTCCCAAACATACCAGACCTTAGTGCGCTTGGCCTTATCGAATGCCTCCTTACTATCGAAGCCATAGGCGTTGTATGAATTATTATCCTTATTGAACAGCGAGAACTCTTCGTTATCGCCGACTGAACTTCCTCCGTCGAGTATATGAGTAGGCTCGTATATGGACTTAACTTCCTCTGTATCCTCGTCCTCGATCCCGAACACCGCGTTGATGTAGTCGGTTGGCAGCATGTCCTCAATCATGATCCAGTTGGCATCGCTCAGATGCGGATCACAACTGTCAGGATCGATAAGCACCTGATGTGGCAACCGCACGCGAACATACGGACCAGCAGGTTGTAGGAACTCGATCTTCTCCTCTAATGCTACAAGCGCTTGTTCAGTCTCTCTAATATCCTCTGCGTCATCCGCTTGAGCCAACTGCTGCGATAGGTTAACCAGATCGGTATACGCTTGGTCACTCGATTTGTCTTTCTTAACGTAACCACACTCGAACCACGCTCGGTTCGTGAGAAGGGCCACCAAGACATTGCGCTTCGCCTTATTCTTGATGTTCACACCAGGTGGTGTCTTCATCCCAAATAGACAATTGACGAGCTTCTCTATACACCGTGCAAAGTGATCGCCAACATCCGATTGGTTCTCGTCAGAAGAAGGTCGTGCCGTGCAACTAACCACGGGGTTCTTTGCATATAGCTCAGGAACCTGGGCGTTAACGTTAGCATACACGATGTTCTCAGTGGAACTAAATCGCTCGTTAAGTCGTCGAGCCACATGTCGATTACCGGCAACCTTGAGGTCGCTACCCTCTCGATGGTCGGACTGGTCATGATTGTAATACCGAATGCATTCGTCCCACGCATCAACCAAGTCCTGCATAGCCTTCTGTGCGGTATCCTTGCGTGACTTCCACACCTTGCCGCGGTTCTTGGATACCGGCACACGCGACTCAGGCATTGCCTTATAGACTGGCAACGTGTCCTGTTGCGGCTCCGGTAATGGAACACCAGCTTGACCAAGCGCATCCTCAAGCGGGTTCTCGTTACCAACATCACCAGCAGGATTGGGTTCGTCTTCTTCGTATGTGCCGCTCATCTCTATCCCCTAAGTATAGCAGCCGCAATGCTTGCATCGTTCGCTGGATAAAACCCAGGGAATACAGGAGCAGGACGGTTCTGTAAATCAAATAGCGGACCGCGATACGTTTTCCAAAACGTGCGTGGCAACTGCTGATCAGGTGCGATGGGTGCACCATCCTGCAATATCTGCGGCACAGGGAATGGAACCACATCACCGACACGCAATATCTGCTGTGCAATGTCCTGTGGCGTCATTAGCGATGCCTTGGCTTAGTCTTGTTACCAGTCATACGCTCGATCTCATGCCACGCCAACCATGCGGGTGGCCTATTCGGTTCACCGACAAATCGCGCCAGCTTCGGTCGTGGTGTCATAGCATACTTCCACATGTCCATAGCGTGGTCATGTCGATCAACTGGCTTATCGGTTAGCTCATCGCTCGTGTCACGTTGGAAGTAATACTCGGTCACCTCATCGATGAACCACGTGCACTGATCCGATACATAGAAGTGCGGAGCATTGGGCACGCCAGTCAGTGGTTGTTCATGCCTCGGCAGAACAGTCAGGTATTGCCAGTTCTTCGCAATGCCGCTCGCAATATCATTATTGCCGCGCTGCATTCTAATTCCCTCATCCGCAAACAGTCCAGCAACAGTCTGTCCGACCGTTCGCGCATCGCCAGTCTTGCGTCGGAATGCATCAGGATCAGCCCACACTGCGGACAGTGCTTCGGTGTCGAGGTTGTAGACCGCACGGATACGATGCATGTGCAGTGCAGACTGCGATACGGTTTGCTCTGCCGCATAGAACCCATCCAGCAAGAACACGTTGCCATCGTCATCGATAACGAACAGCCCGTAACACGATTGCCGCATCAAGCCATGGTCGTATCCCTCTAGCCATCCCGGCTCGAAACCGGATAACCTCAACTGTCGAACGTAGCGCAGGAGGTCATCATGACTGACGATGTGGACGGCTATATCGAACTGTGGGTAGACAAGTCCTTGCAGAGCACCCCATTCACCATAGACGTATCGGTTGCGCATAGAGCCGGTATACGTCGCAAGCATACCGCGAATGTAATCTTCACCAACGTTCTGAACGTTCTCGTATGTGCTGCCTTCGAACAACTCGATGATCGGTCGCGGTTTGCCGTCGATAAGGATGGGTTTGCCGTCATCGTCTACTTCACAAAGCAGCTTCGGGTTCAGGATGCCCTTGCGATAATCCTGCAATGGCTTAACGATTTCCCGATAGCACCAATTTCGTGTCGGGTTCAGTGTTGCTATGAACCACCGCGGACCGACACGTGGCATCGTATTGTCGTCACCCTGGTATTCCGTGCCGCCACGCAGACGACCCATCAAATCCATGAAGTCCTTATGCGAGAACTCCGGGTCCTCCATCTG